CGAATTGGCAGCACTCTTGCTGTCAGCGGTAGCAACGTCACTCTGGATACTGCTCCTGTCCTCGGGACTCTCACTGCTGGTTCTGCTGTGGGTTATACGCCAGGTGCCTACAGCATCACAACAGCAGGAGACGCCTTCAGCTACAGCGAGTCCTATATCGAAGGTGATGCCACACCGAGCAACACTTCCGTAAGCAGCGGCGTGGTCACTTCACTCCCAATGCTTGGTAACACCACAACAACCTCAGGCGGTGTGGCTGGAAGCCTTGCTGGCACGATTGCCTCTGATGGTGCAATGACAATCACAGCTGGTGGAGCTGGAACCACCGCGACAGGACAAGTGGTTCTGAGCCTGGAAATCGAGTGATGCGTTGGTTAGCGCTGCTGTTGTTATCCGCTCCAGCAACAGCAGCACCGATCGTGCCTCAATTTACGCAGGGCACGATGACCTCTCACACAGAAACAACCAGCAAGGTCACTGAGACGATTGTCAGTGAGAACTATTCAACGGGGTTTGAATACAGTGCTAGCGGTGTAAACATCACACCAGACGGACCAATCAATCCCGTCTCTACCACAACGGTCAACGGATGGACCTCCTTAGGAGAACGACCCAACTGGTCAATCGTCACACCTGGAGAAGCTTTTCAGTTCGTCGAAAGCTTGAAGGGACCAGGCTTGTCGAACGTCACAACCATTCAACGCACCACAGAAATCACAAGCGTTACCGATACTGTTTCTTCCTTCTCGGAATAATCGCCGCCGCTCCAGTCAACGCTCAAGACGTTGGTGGTATTTCTGCAACAGCAGCGCCAACAGCTTCGAGTTCAGGCTCAGTCTCGAATCACGCGGTGCAGGTTTTGCAAGGCTCAGCAATCACCAACACCTATGGCGGCAACATTCAGTGCCAAGGTCCAACACTGACTGTCACGCCATACCTAAACCGCACCAAATCGTGGGGGCTGCCTTACGAATACAGCTACCCAGATCCGGTCTATGACCTCAGTGATCTTAATGAGGACGGCTTGCTTGATCGACCTGGGGAGGTGCTCTTCTACAAAGACACGCGCACAGGACAGAAAGACAACCACAACTGGAATCTTGGCTTGTCTGTGCAAGCAACCATCCCGTTAGATCAAGGCCTGCAACGTCGTTGCAAAGATGCAGTCGATACGCAGATTGCGATCCAAAAGCAACATCTAGCCAACAAGCGACTCGACTTTGAGATCAGCCGACTAAAGCACTGCGGCGAGCTAAAGATGAAAGGCATTCGCTTCGCCAAAAACAGTCCTTATGAAAAGGTCTGCCGTGACGTGCTCGTTCACAGGCCCGTTCCACATACCCATTCTATTTCCGTAACGACCTCTGGAACTTCCTCCGCTCATAGACACTCTCAACCTTGACCTTCTTACCCAGTGCTTTTTGAAGTTTCTTCGCCAACTTCTTTATGGTCGGCCTGATCGCCTTCAGCAGCAAAGGAGTTGCCAAGGCTGCTGACACCGCAATCGCTGACGTTCCAGCAGTATTAACGGCTTGCGGGATGGTTGGAATCGCCTCAACAATACGCTGAGGCAGTGACTTCATCTCAACCGTTGGTTTTGGAATTACTGGCAGTGTTTCTGATTTGTCTTCTTCTTTTTTGGGGAGTTTGACTGGTGGTGGCTTTGCAGCTGGTGGGTCTGCAGGTCTAGGTGCTGCAGGTTTAACGGGCTGTAGTTCAACCTCAGGCTCCATGTCCATTGGATTGAAGTGAGGTATCTCAATCACTGGAACGCCAATATCCAATGTGATCGGCGGCGCTTGCGGTATTGCAACCTGTGGCAGATCAACAGACGAGTTAATCTCAGGCACGACGATCTCACGGATTTCCATGAAGTCAGAGCGGTTCGTAGCAGGACAGCTGTGGATTGAACGTAACCGCAGACGCGAGGGTCCGCCTGTCGTCTACACCGTATTGTGCGGCAAATCCTCCAGACCATTCACCGATCCAAAAGCCATCCTCAAGTGGGTCAAATGGCCAAAAGGCACACCAACTGGTGATGCACTACGCGAATGGTTGGCGTCGTTTGAGCAGAAACCTCAAGCACCCGCGCCAGAACTTGATATGGCAAAAATCAAGGCTGAAGGTTTCGGGCCTGAAGCTCATGACGACGATCCAATCGGCAACACCAAAATGATCACCTAGTCCTCGCAAAGCAGGACAGTCAGCGAAATGCGGTACTTAGGACCATTGATTGATTGCGGCCTGATCGCATGAGGGATGCTGCCGTCAAACAGGATGATCCTGCCTGGCGTGTAAGGCGATGCGAAACTGATCCTGCTCAGATCTTTTGGATCGTGAAACATGGTCTCTCCGTACCAGCCATCCTCCCAGTCCAAGTTGCAGTAATACAGCGCGACTTGCTTGCCGGGATGGGAATGGATGTAATGCACGTCTGAAGGACGCACCAGATTCACTACCGCGCTTTCAATCCGTCGAGACGTGAAAAAAGCTGTCTCTTCAATGCAGGGAGCGATGTAAGTGAAGATCCCGCTGGCATCTAGCTGCTCTTGGCTCCAAGACGCATAAACGTTCGGCACTGCTTTTTCATGATCAACACCAGGCCGATCGGTCCAGCCAAGAGTGAAGTTGGTTCGAGAGCAGTAATCAAGAGCCTTTTCACGGACAGCGAAAGGCACTTGGTTGTCGAAGACCTCAATCTTCATTGAATAGATGGAATCGCAGGACCAGTGGTCTTGGGCAACTGTGGCATCTCAGGGATTTCTGGGACGGGCACCTGATCAAGAATCGTCTTCGTCAGCTCTAGTTTCAGATTGCTGGCGTAATTTTTGACCATTGATGGAACGCGGGTGTAAGCCACCACGCCCATCACAGCCATCGTTCCAGACATCACGAAGCCCAGCACGCCGAGCACGTTGTAGACCTTTTGCATAATCGTTTGGGTCAACAAAAAGCCCCCGCGCTCTGCACAAGTACGGGGGCTCCTTGCCGTCTGTGTGAGGAGACGATTGAGTTATAGCTCAGAAGCTAAATTTGGCACCAGTTTTGAAGCCAAGGCCAACTTCATCGCCAGTGCTGAAAGAAACCTCACCATAAAGAGGACCGCCGCTGATACCAGCTTTGCCGGTCATCTCGATCTCTTTATCGCCTGCATCAGGGAAGATCACAGCAGGACCAGCTTGGACGTAAGCACCGTTGTCGAAGTCATAGCCAATGTGACCTTCGAGAATGCCTGACCCCGTTCCAGAATCCAGCCCAGCTGACATGTTCAGCTCAGGATTCACGTACCAGTCGGCTTGAGCAGGAGATGCCAGCACAGCTGCTGAAACGGCGACACCACTCGCAATGAGAAGTTTGAACATTGGAAAGAGGATTAACGTTTTCCCTGGCCACGATACTTCTTCCGTCCATGGGACGGTTTGGAATGTGATCCATTACCTTGACGTGTCTTTTTCGGCTTGCTAGGGACAAAATTTTGCCCGCTAAGTGACTTAGCCATCAGATTCCGTCAGTTGAAGTCAGGTTCTGATATTTCAGAGCCAGACCTGTAAACAGACCATATTGAGGGTGTGACACTTGGTCACGGCCATCAAGGAAGAACAATTCTTCCAGCCACAGCGTTCTAGCCGCCATAGCCTGGACATCCTCCGCGCCAGGCTTAGCAGCAATCATTGGATCAGGGCGTTGCATCACCAAGGCAATCCAGAACCTTGAGTCGGAGTGCGTTGCTCAGTGATCTGTGCTTGGAGCGCAGCTTCGATCTCAGCAACTTTTTCAGCGCCACCAAGTTTGGCTTTCGTTGCTGCAATCGCCCAAGCCTCAGTCAAATCTGCATAAGGCGTCAGATCAGAATCATCTTCAGGCTGATCCAGACCAATGCTGCCATACGCACCAGAGGAGTAGGTGCCGTCAGAAGCAGAAACGGTGTAATGCACGGTTTGCACAGCACCGTTGCTCAGCTGACGATCCATGGAGCCAACGGTCCAAGTGAACGTTGTGGTGGGTGTAGCCATTAGTGAAAATGCTATGAAATAAGTTTAGCCCTGCAGGTCAAGACTGATATGGGGAATCACCCAACAATGTGGTGTCCCATGCAGCCTTGAGTTCATCTGTGTTGGTTGCTGCGTCAATAGCAGCTGCAGCAGGTGCATCTCGCAATGCTTGCTTAGCGGCCACGATCGCAGTGGTGTCAGCGTTGGTTTCTTGAGCACGTTGAAACTCAACGTCTTTCGCTTTAAGGAGTGGGTCCCGTGCTTGACGCACTTTGTCGCGATGGATGTCGCGAGCTTTGGTCATGTTGACGTTAATCATTCGGATGCCTCATTTGCAGAACGCCAAGCAGCTTCACCCATAGCAGTATCGGTGACACTGCTGAAATCAGCTTCCCAAGCGTCGCGGAAAGAACGATCAGACGGGATTACGTTGTCTTCAACGATCAGGTAAGGCGTGCCAGCGGGTACGTCCTTCTGGGCAACATCCTCGATAGGAAGAGCGCCGGTTGGAGTAATGATGCTAATACCGCCTTCGGAGTTAGGGTAAATAATTCTCATAGTTACCTCACAAAAATAACGTGGCACTCATTATTGTCGTGAAGGCTGTTGTTGCCCCAGTTTCTCATGCCAAGCCGTGCGGATCCTGTACTCAACGCGTTGCTAACGCCAACTGTGTTCAAAACAGAGTAATAGCCACCAAAATTTGAACCGGCCACGCCGCCAGCGATTGCATAATTAGACGGCAGCGAAGTTGAAAAATTGACGGTAAAGTCACCATTGCCATTGTCGCTAATACTGGAAACGTTTCCAGAAGCCCTTACAGCAAGGCCGGAACTTTGATCAAAGTGAGCCCATGCTCTAACGGAGTAAGACGGGGCTGAACCGCTTGCAGTTGACAGTTCTGCAGGTTCAGGAATGTTTGTGATGTTTGAACCGTTGCCATAAAAAGCCATGATCAGGACACCTCCGTAAGGTTGAACTTGTACTTTTTGCCGCTACGGCGGTTGATGAGGAACAAGTCGTCCTCGCCTTCTTGGATAGTGTAGTTGCCCCACGTTCCATCAACATCGTTGGCGCTGCCCTCATTGCTGAGGTTAAGGTCGTTGGTGTAGACGTTGCGCCAGCGAGTACTTGAAGAACCTAAGTCAATAGAGTTATTGGTTTGCGGAACAAAGTGTCCCGCTGCCTGCATAATAATCCGATCAGCATTTGAGCTGCGGAATCTAATCTGTCCTCCAGCAGAGTTATTGATGTAAAGATCTTGGTTGCCAGTACTTGCGTGACCTACATACCATTTTTGGGTGTTACCACTATCTCTACCCTCAACATAAGCCAGGGTGGAGTTGCCAGTATTGTTGTCATCTTGAAGAACGATGTGTCCAGTGCCGTTGCTTTGCGTAAATGTCCCATCAACAACTAGCCCGTCGCACGTTATTGAGCCACCGACGTTTATGCCGCTTGAGGTGGTATTAAGCTTTTGAGCACCATAGTGGTAAAGCTTGACTTCTCCAGTGCTTCCATCGCACCGGACGTAAGCTGTATCTCCACCACTACCATTGTCAGAACTTAAGACAATATCTTGGTCATCGGCTAACTGTCTGATAGATAAACCGCCTGTATTGTTGTCAATTAAGCTGGTTGATCCATCGTGCTTGATCTGCAAGTCATTACTTGCGCCAAACGTTGCCCTAGCGCCATCGGCCCATCTAAGTATATCGTTGGTGGCGTCATAAACCACCTTACCGCCATCGATGTCTACACCGCCATCAACATCCAGCGAGTCACACTCAAGCTCGCCAATGACATTTACACCGTCTGATTTAGTCGCAAACTTGTAAACGTTGTTGTGATAAGCAGTAAACGCTCCGCCATTAGTTGCGGTGAAGTACGTTGCATTATTCGCGTGGTTTTTAACCTGTAAATTGGTGGCGTTAATAATTAAATTGCCAGTACCAGCGTCTGCGATATAAGAGTTGCTGCCGTCGTGGTAAATCTGTAGGTCATTGCCCGCGCCAAAGTTGATCTTGACGCTGTCATTCATGCTGATGGCATTTGCGCCACCCGCTCCACCACCTGCAGCATCTTGCCAGGTTGGTGAGTCGTTACCGTTGCTGGTTAGAACCTGACCGCTGGTGCCGTAGTTCGATGCGCCTTCAATACCCCACGCACCATTGCTATTGATACGCAGTCGCTCTGTTGCAGCAGTGCGGAAACGCATGTGATCATCTGAATGATCGTATGCAATTTGACCTGCATATTCAGCGGTCCCAGATGTACCGTCTGAGAAAGAGATTTGAGTTTGATTACTGCTTGTAGAACGAAGAGTAATACCAACATCTCCACTGTCTGCAATGGTGAAGTCGTCTGCGGAAGCTTGTCCCTCAGTTGTCGTGCCCAAGAGCAAACGGCCAGAGCCGTCAATACGCATCCGCTCAAGATTTGTGCTGTTATTGCCGCCAATAAATTTAATTGGGTTAGCTAGACCCCCGGTTGTAATTTCTGGGCCGCCACTGCCGCCAACACCAACGCGACCATATGTGCCTAACAGTCCTACGCTAGTTTTCACCCAACCAGTAACATCTAAAGGCTGGCTAGGATTGGTATTTCCGATGCCAACATTTCCAGAGCTGTTGATACGAACTCTCTCTGAACCGCCAGTGTAAAAAGTAATATCACCGACAGTATTCTTAAGTGATATTTCGTTAGCCTGGTATCCATGAGTACTGCCATAACCAATCAGGAATTGACTGCTGGTCTGGAGTTGCAGCTGTCCGAATGAGTTGGTATTGGTTGACGCAATACGAGCAGCAGCAGATGAATTTGATCGAACGTGCAGCTTTGTAGTAGGCGAAGTCGTCCCCAATCCCAGCTTGCCATCGTGAGTCAGGCGCATCAGCTCCGAGCGAGATACTCCTATGCCGAACTTGATAGAACCTGCGGCATCGGCCGCTGTTAAAGCAAGACCACCGGTTGGCGTGCCCTCAACTACGCCTGAGTTCTGCCAAATGGAAATACCTGATGCAGTTCCTCCGCCCACACCAAATCGCAGCTGTCTATCGACAGCGCTATTGCCTGATGCACTATTGTTTTCAACATAGGGGAAAACAGCGTTTGCAGAATCGCCGTAAATACTAAGCAATGAGCTTGGACTCGACGTACCAATGCCAACATTTCCAGAGCTGTCGATGCGTAGGCGCTCGGCAGAGTTTGTTCTGAGAACTAACGCTTGAGCACTCATGGTGCCAACGGTTGAAACGTCGGAATCATTTCCAATAAGCTGCAAACCTGCGCTGCCTGGACTTCCAGTTATCTGAATTTGATTTCCAGCAGCAAGATTGACTCCCCCACTTACATCTAATTTAGACCGAGGACTTGTAGTGCCAATACCAACATTGCCAGAGCTGTCGATAGCCAAACGAGTTGTAGTGTTTGGGATGTCTACAATTTCAAAATTATCCGTAGAAGCGTTATGACGCGTATACCACTTCAGAGTATTATTTTCAGAATATGCGATTGTTGCATTTGCATTTGTTGCGGAGTTAATATGTAAATTTAAAAGAGGATTTGACGTTCCAATGCCAACATTTCCAGAGCTGTTGATTCTCATCCGCTCGGATGAGTTAGTTGCAAAGGTAACGTCTTTACTACCCGTAGAGAAAATGTTATTTGTGCTATTACCAGCCGACAGGACTAAGTTGCCGGTCGTAGCAGCATCCGTTCGTCTGAGCGTGAGTTCGGTGTTACTGCCGCTGCCAGATACCTCTAAGTTAGTCGCGGGCAAGGTAGTACCGATGCCAACTTTGCCAGAGCTGTCAATACGCATCCGCTCGGTCGGGCTGCTTGCACCGTCAGCGGTAGTAGCAAACGTCAATCTCGTGGGCTTATCGCCAGTCCCATGATCCAAGTCAGCGACCGCGTTTATTGACGCACACTGCTGGAAAGTGCCATCAGAATCATTGCCGTACCAAAGAATGTTTCCGATGCTTTGACCGCTAGAAACAGAAGTATCGTTTCTGGCAAGAACAAATTTAGGGTTGCCAGTGCTGATTACTTGCAATTTGCTGTCTGAATCTGTCGCAGCAGCACTTGTCCCCCCAACCAACAAACGCCCCGAGCTGTCGATTCTCATCCGCTCGGTGCTGTTCGTCTTAAACGCAATAGTTCCACTTGCATGATTATTCGCCAGGGTTAGCGTTCCTGCCGAATTAGTCTGATTTTCAATAAGCAAGCTTTGCCCTGTTCCTCCTCCACATCTAATTTGATGCGTGGAAGTGTCTACTGCAGCCCCACCAGACCTAATTTCAATTCTTCCATTGCCATCGCCAGAAGTAGTATTGCTAACTAAAACGCTTTCTTTTGTGTGTAATTTAACTTCAGGACTTGAAAAGCCAATGCCGACATTGCCTGAGCTGTCGATGCGAAGCCTTTCAGTTGCAGCAGTTGCAAACCTTAGGGCTCGACTGTTGTGCTGATATTGAACGAATCCGTCAAATTCTCCAGTGCCAGACGTAGCATCCGAAAAGAAAATGTTGCCGTTGTTAGATGTTCCGCTACGAATTGTTATTCCGCAACTCGCAGAGTCTGCAATCGTTAGGTTATCTGCAGCGGCCTCGCCTTCAGTCGTCGTGCCAATCCCCACGCGGCCAGAACTATCGATCCGAACGTGATCGTTGAAGTTCATCGGCTGGTTGAACGTCCAACAACCAGTGCTGTTAATCCACTTCAGAGTCTTATCAGTCGCACCTTTCAGCGTGATGCCGCCACCATCGGCAGTTGTGTTGCTAGGTGATGCAACAGAACCCAGCTCGATATTTTTGTCGTCGATCGTAACCGTCGTTGACTGAACGGTTGTAGTGGCACCATCCACTTGGAGGTCACCAGAAATCGTGACGTTGCCACTGCCGTCAACTGTGACGCGCTGCGTTCCACCAGTGCTAATGCCGACAGTATCCGTACCAGCAAGGTAAACACCGTTTGCTTGGTCCGAGCTAAACGCCAACGCTGGAGCAGCTGCCGTTCCATCAGGCAACGTGCGGAACAGGTTGGTCGTTGTGATCTTCTTGGTTACGTCCTCGCTTACGTCAACAACAGGCACCACGTCAGTTGACGCCAGTGAAGTGGCGGCGTCGAGTTCCGTGATCTTCTTATTTGCCATGACGCTTACGTTTTGATGACGTACATCATTGCAATGTTACGCGGTCTGGCCTCGTTGCCACCATCGTTAGCAACGGTTACCGATGTAGAGACGCTGATTCCGGTAAAAGCGTTGTTTGTGTTTTTGTTCCTTTGTCCGCAGTCGTTGTCGCCCGCCTTCCAGGGCCTGTAACCCTC